ATCGGGCTCGTTATGATGCCGTTGAGCTTTCCGTTTACGAAGGCGATAGGCTGGTGGCCACTAGTGGCGCCTTAAGGATTCCATCCTTGAGGAACCATTATAGTGTCCACCGCATTTATCGCCGTCGGGACAGAAGGCTTCGCGGCTACATGACGTACACCCGCTTCTTAAACTCCTTTCCTTATCGAGTGAGGCTGCGCATGAACGTTGTCTGGGTCTGGATCGGTAATTCCGGCCAGATTCAGATTACGTTGAACGGCAGCTCGGCTCTTTCCTCGAGGCTTCTGCGTAAAGCTAAGTCTCGGTTGGTAGGTAAGGCTAAGTCCCCCTACCGGGCTCGCACCAAGGTTCCTCGATCTTCTACCTTACGACCGAGTCCTGAAGTCGTCAACCGTCAGTTTTTACGGACGTTTGAAAGCGGTACTGCTGGAGTGCGAACAGCACTTTCGCAAACCGTTGTTCCAGTCTTGTCTCATCGACGAGAGTGGACCGGCTCTAGGACTCCTAACTTCGGTAGATTAAAGGCAGGACAGTTACCCTTTAACGGGCATTCTGTCAAGCTTGTCGAGTGTTTGGAGGATAAATACTCTAAGTATCAGTGGCAACCTGCCTCTGGTAACTGGGAGTTAAATATCTATCCTTACACCGAGGTGTACGCCCCGCCCCTGCCGCCTGCTGCAATTCATTCGCAGGAGGCGGTAAACAAGGCAATCAAGAGGTTGGTTGACCAAATGCAGGCCGGGATTCAAGCGAATCTCGCCCAAAATTTGGCTCAATACGGTCAGGTTACGAGTATGATAGCTGGTACAGCTACCAAGCTAGTGACCGCCGCTAAGCAACTGAAAAGGTTCAACTTTTTAGGAGCTTTCAACACCTTGACTGCTGGACGAAGCATTCCCCAAGGTTTCAATCCGAATAAGCTCTCCCGTACTAAATCTCTTGCCAGTAACTGGCTCGAGCTGCAGTACGGGTGGAAGCCTCTTCTGAGCGATATCGAGGGGACTTTGCAAGCGATCCCGACGTTAACAAACGTTGGCTCGTTCGTCCGGAGCGTTCGTAGTTCCGCTAGTGCATTGAAGGAATACTCGGTTGACTTCCCACCCGGGAACGCGCTTATAGGTTTTAGTAATTCAGGGAAAACTACCTTCCTGAACCAAACTAAGACCAAGTTCGTTATCCGGTACCGGGAATCCAATCCGGGTCTTGCCTTTGCTGCACAAACGGGCTTCACAAACCCACTTAACCTCGCGTGGGAAATTCTCCCATTCTCCTTCGTAGCGGACTGGTTTCTACCGATTGGCCCCTACCTTGAATCGCTAACAGCGTTTCAGGGTTTGGAGTTCGTCAGTGGCGGCCGGACCAACTTTACGAGGGTTCGAATGGATTCTGCCATCAGTTACAATGGTGCTGTTTCAGGTGAACCGACCGTTCAGGTCAATTACCAAGCCGCATACCGTGAGCAACAGATATGGCTTAACCGGGTAGCTCTTACAGAGTTCCCTAGTTTGACCATTCCTTCTGTTAATCTACGCGGTCTGTCTGGCGGGGTAAGAGCTCAGAACGCAATCGCTCTTCTGACTCAGTTCTTTCGTAATAGAGGTTGATGGTTTCCAATCTTTAGAAAGGAAGTACTCACATGTCCGCTATTGCGGCAGTGAAACTGAGCGGCATTCTCGACCATTCGCTTGCTCGTCTTACGACGAGTGCGACGGTCGGTGTCGACTCTACTCTGAGCCCCCAAGGGATTTCCCCTCTGGGTGTCGCGGAGTGGCATGACCGTAGCGGTGGTGTTGCTATCGGTTATCCGCGCCTGACGATGTCGGTACGTCCGCCTACTAAGGCGAGCCGTATCTTCAAAGTTCAGGCGAAACTCGAGCTCCCGACCCTCGAGCAGACGTCCGCCTCGACGATGACCGGTATTCAGCCGGCGCCGACGTTGGCGTACAAGTGCGCGAGTATCATGGAGTTCTTCCTGCCGGAGAGAAGCACCCTGCTGGAGCGTCAAACGCTCTTTAGCCGGACTGCTAGCCTCTTCGCTCGAACCGTGAACGCCTCTGACGGTACCCCCACTGATTCAACGGGGTCGCCGCTGGAAAGCGCCGTCACGACGTTCGAAACCGTTTACTAATTAAAACCTAGTAGACGATCGCAGGCTGAACTCTAGGAGCTTACCATGTCTTCTAAGAAGCACGGTGGTCGATTCCATAAAGGAATCGCGAGTTACCGCGTTCCCGAGGGTTTGGAATCCTCGGTTATCTCTGAGTACTTGTCAGCTCTTGATTGTCCCCGAGCGCTAACTGTTTTCTTGCTTCATAGCAATATGGAGCATGAGCAGCTAGCAAAACTCGAGTTCAATCCTAAGGACTACAATTCACTCGTAGACCTTAGATCTGCTTACTGCGCTACCAAGTTCTTGTCGAAGTTTAAGGGGTTAACCCTAGACTACGACCTGGACGAAGTGGCGTTGAAGAAGTTCGATGAGTTTGAACTTCTTTGTAAGCAGACGAATCGTCGTTTTAGGGACTTATCTGCCGACCCCTTATTCAAGGGCCGTGCCGTTTGGCTGCATAACGCAGTCATTCGTAAAATAGCCAAGGTTCTCGGCGACTATTCGGCGGAAGAGTTATTCGAGAGGCCAAACTGGGGTCCTGGTGCCTCGACACTTATTAGGCGTCGAGAAGCCAGTCCAGTCAAGAAATTCCGGTTAGAAACCGGGATAACGCGTGATCTGTACAACCTTATACCCTGGGAGGTCCTAGAGGGAGCTTATCCCCTTTGGGCCAACCAACTTGTCGACGCGGGTTTTCCGTGTTTCCAGGTGGGGAACAAGGTTATCACTGTACCAAAGGACGCGAGTACCAATCGAGTTATCGCCATCGAGCCTGGAATCAATTTATGGTTCCAAAAGTCCGTTGGCGACATGATTGGGCTTCGCTTACTGAGGTACGGGATCGACTTACGTTATCAGTCCAGG